ACATTCTTCCTTCCGGTGTCAGACGTTCTATCGGATTTCCTATTTCCGTTGCCCTCGGTGTCGGCCACATAGCAGACGCACCACCACCTCCGCCTGAGATGAGGCGCTCCCACATCGGCTGCGGATACAACCTTCCACTCACAATGATACCCTCGTCCGGCCAGCTCCCCGTAAACTCTTCTAGCCCAAGCTCCCCCGTCTCCAGAAAGCAGACCTGGGACGTTTTCCAAAACGAGAATTGGTCTAGCTCCGCAATAGGCGTAGACCTCATCCACAATTCGGACAATCTCAAAGAATAGTCCGCTTCGATCCGCTTCAATGCCTCTTCGCGCTCCAGCGTCAGATAAGTCCTGGCACGGGAACCCGGCGGTGATGAGGTCGATCCTTCCTTCTCTGGGAATAAGGTCAACTGGGTGAAGTTTCCGGACATCCTTAAAAATTGGTATTCCCGGGAAGTTCTTTGCTAAAATCTTCCATGTAAATTCCTCGTTATCACAGAAGGCAATCGTATCAAAACCGCCCACCCACCTGGCGGCCAGTGCAAACCCACCGATTCCGCTGAAGAGATCGAGATGGGTCAGGCATGGGTAAGATATCTTCTCCAGGGAGCTTAAATCTCCCTCACCTTCACGAGACAATATCCCTTCTCCTCCGAGTAAACCTTCTCCACTATGATCCTGTAGAGCTGGACATCGTCCTCCCAGATGATCCTGTTCAGTGAATCCAGGAGAACCTTGGAAATGTTGTCGGAGTCACGTTTTCGCAGATCAGGCGGGTACGCAATGATCATGCATTCGAGCTTCATCGGTTCAGGGTAGAGCGGCAGCTCATCGTGACTGAGCTGAAGCATGAGATGCTTCCTCATGTGACGCTTGTAGTCTTTTCCCTCCTTGGACACGACCATGCGGTTTCTCCATGCCCTCCAGTAACGGTTGATCGATGGAGGCCAGGGAACCTCGATCGTCAGTGGTGCTTCCTGAATGTGACCTCGTCATGCTGAAGAAAAACCCAGATCAGGAAACCCAATCCGGCAGCAATGGAAACTATGTAGATTAAAACAAAGATGAATTCTAAGCTCATCTCCCTCCTTGGATCTGAGTAGCAGGGGCCCCAGGATTACGAAGGGCCCCCTAGAGAAGCTATCTCCAGAAAACCGGCCAGGAGAAATGCTTAACCTGGCCGGAAAAGGAGATAAAACATGGCCGGTGTTACAACGCCACCTCCGGCTGGGCGATCTCAGGTTCCTCCGTCTTCCAGGGAAGCTTCCTGCGCTCCCTGAAAACCATCTTCTTCAATGCAGCAGTCCTTGTAAGTGCATCGCTATGCTCCTTCTTCTGGTTGGAATCCAGAAACCGGGGATCCGTATGCACTAGTCGAGACAACCCTCTCCGCATCGCTTTCTTCAGCTCCTTATGCATTGCTTTCTCTGAAACTTCAGCCTGTTCCACGGCTGGGACGTACTTGTAGCCCATCCCAGGCTGCGATACCAGAAGCACCTTGTACTCCGAGAGGAGCAGCTCCTGGAAACGCTGGTTCTGAGTCATGTACGCGAGCTGAATCTGGTCAGCCTTACTCTTGAGTGTGTGTGGTTCAATCTTTTCCAGACCAAACTTTTCAAACAGCCACTCATGAGTGACAACGTCACCAGGCTCGAACTTCTCTGCAATAAAATCCTGCACGGCTTGCTTCCATGCAGGGAAAAGCATTGTTTCTTTTTCTTTATTCATGGTCCTCTCCGTTTGGTTTCCATTCCTTTCCCTTCCAGTCCTATCCAATCCCTTCCGTTCCGATCCTATCCCGTCCCCTCCTCTCCCGTCCATTCCGCTCCGCTCCCTTGCTTACCAGTCCTTTGCGGTCCTTTCCCTTCCAGTCCTTTCCTATCCTCTCCCCTCCGTTCCGTTCCGTTCCGCTCCTCTCCAGTTCCTTCCACTGCGCTCCGCTCCAATCCGTTCCGCTCCACTCCATTAAACAATCTCGAAACGTCCGTATCCATTCATTCGGTTCTCGCAGAGTCCCTCGATTTCACCGCCTAGACGGATGATGTCAAGAACCTCCTGCATATCCATGATCGCCTCATTGACGAGGAGAGTGAACGTGAGTGCCCACTCCCTGAAAATCGGTCTGCAGCGCATTACCCTGGAACCCTGAACAACGACAGATCGGATATCGTGATATCCGCCTGACTCCCACATCCGATCCTTGCTCTTTGGCCCGTTGTACTCAATCGGAACTTCAGGCTCCAGGATCTGCACTCCACGCTGAATGTGACGGCCGCGCCTGCTCAACTTCGCGGAGGATCGAATCGTAGCTTTTATTGCATTTCCCGGCATGATCGGAACATCCTTGAAATAGAGCCCTCCTTCCCATTCAATACGGAAAATCTGAGCCCAGTCATCATCCGTTTTCTTTCGTTTTGAGGTAAATTCAGCAATCTCCTTCTTTAACGGACTCAAAGGATTGGAAAGCAATTCCGCATGAACCATGAGCGGACTCGTCCCTTTAAGTTTGATTTCCTCTCTCTGCATATTCTCTCCTTAGAATGGGATATCGTCACCAGTTGATGGTGCGCTATAGGGTTTGTAGTCCTTCACTTGAGGCTCACCCTTCCGATGGTGAATCACCATGTTCAGACGCTTGCCCTGGAGCTTTCTCATTGCCTCGAACAGGGCTTCGTCATCCTGGATCTTCTCCTTCCAGTCAAATGCCTTGAGGAGCTTATTTAAATGCTCCCGTGCTATGTTCACTGCAGTCTCGTTGGGATTGTCCAGGTTCAGACGCTCCCAGTGCTTCCGGTTCATCATCAAATGCTCGATGATGAGAAACTGAAGCTCCAGGTAGTGACCGTTACCGGCTTTCGTTTTCTTGTAGTCCCAGAGGTCTAAGACAATGGGGTACTCGCCTTCGGGCAAGTCTCCATACTCGCTCGAAAAAGTTTCATCGGGATCAAAGAATGCATCTCTAGGCATGGGCCCTCTCTCGTTTCTTGAATTGATTTAAATGTTTGGAAAACTCCTCGTAGTCCATCTTCAATGGATCCGGGAGTCCCAGGCGGTTCTTTGCCAGGTGAGTGGGCTGATCTACCGATCTCAAAACCCTGTCTCCTCCATGAGCTAGGTTTCGCGTAGCACCGAACTTGCCTGCTTCCTGGGTTGTATAGACATCCCAGGTCGCGAATAAACAGGCATCTGACCACTGAAATAACTTTGCGGCTGACTTGTAATGAAGCTGGATGCCCCAGCGGTTGTAGGACTTCTCTCCAGGGTTCTCCACCTGGAGTATTGCCGCATGGGCAATGAGGATTACATCCATCTTCTTAGCATCCCTGATCTTGTCGAGCTTCGAGATGATCTGCTCGATGAAGTTCAAGGCTGCAACGTAGCCTTTCCCCCACTCAAGCTCTGCAATATTGTCAACCGACTTCGTCTTGCAGACATGACGGTGAATGATTCTCTCCAGCCAGTCGATCGAATCGATCACTAGCGTTTTATAATCATGCTTCTCCTCGTAGATAAGCTTCAGGGTATCGATGAACCCCATGTAGTCGCTCTCATTAAGCGGAATCGACTCTGCATCGATTCCTCCCAGACCTCCCTCGATGTCGAGAAAGATCGGCTTTTCAGCCTTGGAAGCCCAGGTGCTTTTTCCTATCCCTCCGAGACCGTAAAGCACGATCCTCGCGGTATCGGCTTCAGGTCCACTGTGAACAATTTCCTTTAATGTCATAAATCCTCTCTCAATTTATGGTTTGATCCATTCGCGGTTCCCATTAGGGTATTTGATCAATATGTGACCCTTTTTCCGACCCTCCTGAGAACCCTTCTTCCCTTTATTCCAAGGCACATCACCCTTTTTAAAATAATTCTGCTCCTTTCCTTTCTGTTGTGGATAACGAATTCCGGTCTTTAAAATTATCTCTGTTTTGAAGCACCCGCATGATTTTACTTTTCCACAAATTACGGGAGATTTGCGTATCACTTTTTCGTTCCCGCATTCACAACGGAACCAATAATAAGACGCAAAATATTGATCCGAATGAGAAAATCTAATTGCTGTTAGTCTTGTCCCTTCTATTTTTTTATTGAGTTCCATTCTTCTTGTTGAGCAGCTGCTCTGTGTACCTGTTAATCTCATCAATCTCTTTCTGGGAAAGGCCCTTGCCCTTCTCAGCCTTCCTGATCCACTGCGGGACCGAATCGATGATCCGGTTCTGGGTCTCCAGGACCATCAGGACGGTGCGTCCGAACAGCTCCATCCTCTCCATTACTTTCCTGTTGACCTCAGTCTGCATTTCAAGGGCATCCCGGAAGCTCTCGATGATTACCTTCATGTCATTAGCTTGCATAACTCACCTGACTCATAACAGATTCCAGATTTGATCCGTGATCGGCATGGCACTGCTCCCAGAACCCGCAGTTTTTCTCCGAGCAGTAGCGTGATCCACGGTTCAAGGGATACCATCTCGCTTGAATCGCATGCTCATGCTCCCGGTAGGCTTCTATTGCCAGGTGGAGATCATCCGCTGTCAGATTCACAGGCATGCGAATCCAGTAAGGCTTCTTTGTTTTGACCAAGATCATCAGCTCGGCCTGGGGAATGTTCTTGAGCCCCTTCTGCCACATCAGGCCCATGGCGTAAGTCGCAAGCTGCTGACGGTAGCCGTGCGAAGGCTTCGATGGCTTCTGACCCGCAGTCTTTGCATCGAAGATGAGCCACTCCTCACCCTCCTTCTGGAAGGCAGGAAGCTCCCGCTTGGCAATCAGATCCGGGTAGCCGATGATCGGCAACGAAAGCCCGTGGATCTTGATATTGATCTTGGGCTGGATCGTCACCGGCTCATAGTTGATGAACTCCTCGAACTGACCGAAGAGATCCTGATCGATGATTCTAAAAGATAGATCCTTAATCGAATCCCACTCCTCCGGTTTCAACTCCTGCTCAAATAAGGACTTCTCATCAGCAACGTACTTCGACATGACGTTCTCTGGAGCAACCCTCGGCATGTTGACGTTCATGTAGTTCGAGTGGATCGCATTCACCGCAGCATCCACCATCCCTCCTGCAATGAAAGACTCCTTCGTCTTTTCATGCATCTGATCGATGTACTTGTATTTGAACTGCTGACCGCAGTCCACGCGCTTAGAAAGTGCGCTGTTAGAGTAGTGTTTCATAGCTTCTTAATGTGCCCGCCAGCGGAGAGGTAGCTCTGCATTGCCTCTTCAATCTCCTCCCTGGAAATCTCCCCGGCTGAACGGGCGTAAGATTTAATCCGGTCTCGCTCCATGTAATCCCTCATCGTTGGCCCTCTAGTTTCAACACTTCGGTTGTGGTTCCAGACATCTCTTCTTGGCAACGCGAGGAGCAAAGCCAGGTTGTCAACATAGTCCCTTGGAATCGGTCTGGCTCCTCGCATCCAAGAAGATAAAGACGATCTTGGATCACCAAGGCTCTTCGCCAGAGTCTCATGCAATAGACCAAGCTTATCCGCTCTGGCCTGCAGGATGGTCACGCTCAAGTTCCTCCCTGGAAAATAGAAGCGTGTTTCGTGATTTGTAAACTGGTTCAAGGATTTTTTCCTTAACCCGTCTCCTTACTTGATCTACAGAGATACCAAGAAGCTTCGCTGCTTCAGTAGAATCTAAAAGATTTTCTTTAAGCCGACTTCCCATAGACTGATAAACTGTCGAATAGTTAAACTGTAGAAAACATGAAACCACACCTCTAAACAGATGTCAACAATATTTTTTGGGAGGAGAACTCTCAGGAAGAGAGAATGAAGAAAAAGAAGAGGAAACTTAAATCAATACGTCCACACCCACGGCCTTTTCCCTGGTTTTGATTCTACAGATGTCAGGTTGTCTACATGCAAAAAGCGTGATTTATACTCACCCTTCTGCTGCCAGCCGAATCCCGTCATCCCAAGCTCCTTCGCAATCTTGGCAACAATCGTTGCATCGTCTCCATACAATCGCAGATCCGCTGCCTTACCGTGTGTGTGTGGACCCGTTCTTCCAGTCGATGAGATTTTATC